CAAATCTTTCAGCAAAGGCTTCTAACGTTGGATTGCCGTCCACTTGAAAAGCATCCGTAAATAAATCACCCCTTCGTAGTTCTTCATACAATCTGTTTAAAACTGAAAGCATAGTATTTAATACATACACTTCGTTGTCGTTTCCGTTAAATATATCCGTATCTTCGTCTTTTGATTTGTTGACAATATCCATAGCCATCAAACTCACGTTAAAACGAATTATGTTACTTTCAAACGTAGCGTTATTTACGATAATATGAACTAAAGGAAATATTGTTTGCTTTGCTAAATCTACTCCGAAAATATCACCTTGTGTAACCGTGTTTACAAATGGATCGTTTTCTAAGTTGGTTTTTAACGTATCTAATACCGTGTAATAATTAGCCATGTCGTTGTATTTTTTTTAATTCTCTATCTTCTATTTCTCGTTTCTGTCTTTCGTAAGTGAGGTAGGTAAGGCACTTTCTAACTCCCAGCTTGGTAACGTCATCAAACTTTGTAACGTCTCCCTGAGAAAGCGCATAGATTGAATTGTACCATCCCCATCGTTTATTAAATTGCGTTCTTTCGCTAAAGTCATTATCTTCGGATTCTTCTTTATCTCCGTCTCCAAAGAGGTAAGCGTATGTTGTACTAAGTCGCTTCCTAAAGTCGAAAAAAAAACCGTTGCACCTAAAACAACATTTAACGGCGCGTACTTCATTACATCGCTGAATTCGTCCGAACCCGTGTATTCAAATATTTCGTATCGGTCTTTTACTTTCTTTGTAATAGGTCGGTACATTACAGCCATTGCTTTATGGAAAGTTTCTACGCTTGAAATATTACTTTCTAAATCAATGTATTCTCCGAAAGTCATATCTTCCAGGTTAGGAATAAAACCGAATTCAGTATTTTCAATTTTAAAAGTAGCTTGAAATTTAGGCTTTGCTTTGAATATTTCGTTTAAATGTAGGGTTAAACTTTTAACGTCAGACCATTTTACTTTTACTACGTCTTTCATTTTTAACCCGCAGAATATTTCGATAGTCTTTTGACCGATAAATTCTTCGTCGTTCGACTTTTCAACTACCTTCATAAATTCCTGATAGCTCTTTAGAGGTATTTCACTTAATGAAGTAGGTATTACAATTTCTGTTTTCATCTTATTAATTAACTTTTTATTCGTGTTTTTGTAGTTTAAAGCATTTTGCTGACGTCAACAAAAAGGTATTTTCACACTATTTGCATACTTGAACGGGTGCGAACTATTATTTATTTACCAAATGTGATACTTGCCGTAGTTAGAATTCAATCCTAACGTTTCCATTTCGTGGTATCGCAGCGCATCAATAGCATGGTTATTAGTGTCAATAGGTTTATTCAAACGTGTTCCTTGCTTATCAGTATCCCAACAGTAGGCACGTAGCTCTTTAATCAAATTAACGCTGTTTGACGTAACTAAATATTCATTCCTTTGCATAACATCAATACCGTAGTTTATTGAATCTTTGCCCTTTGTAACGCCTTTAATTGTTATTCCATAGCGCTTTATTTCTTCTATTGATTTAGGTTCGCTTGAATCAGCATATACGGGTACGTGTTTTGGTAGTTCCTTTGCGATATCACTGTTAAGCATTCCCGTTTGATACTTCAGTTCGTTTAATATTCGTGTACCGTTGTAATTGTATATTTCTATTATTGCAGTTGGGTCGTTCGTGTAACCAAAGTCTAAACCTATTCCGATTAATTTAGCGTCTTTTGGTAGTGTGTCTATTGTTTTCCAGTTACTGAATATAACACCTTCTAACATTCCTATTTCACCTAAACCGTACACACGCCACCAATTAGCCCAATAGCTACTTGTTTCGGCTTTTAAACGGTTCTTTTCTATTTGTTGAACAATACTATTGTCCAGGGCTTCGTTGTCTTTGTAGGTCAAAATTAAAAAGTCGCTATCAGGTTCGTCTTTTAGTTCTTTATGTACCCAAAATTCGCTGGTGGGGTTGAAATCTAAATAAATGAATTTCTTTGTACGAATATTTAGCTGCTGAAAGCTTTCAAAGTTAACGTTGTTACATTCGTTTATAAATAAAATATCACGTCTTGCTCCCCTTAATTTATCGGGTTGGTCTGCGCTAAAAAATTCAATGTAACTACCTTTAGTAAATCGGTAAGTAAGGTTTGATTGATTAAAATTACTTTCGTTAAAATTACCTACCCAGCGCATTATTTTTATAAAATCTTTTAATGCACCGCGTTTAATATGTGGTATTGATTCAGATACTACCGATATTTCACTATTCGGGTTGTCAATAGCATACTGAATTAAAAAAATAAGTATTGTAAACGTTTTTGAACTTGACGTTCCGCCTTGAATTATCCTAACTCTTTTTCTTAATTGTGCTATTTTCTTTTGTGCTGTTGTTTTAGTCAACATCTAAATCCAGTTTATTAAATATCGGTTTTTCAGCTTCTTCGGTTACCGTGTGATTCATAGCAAGTTTACGAAGTTCCTCAGGTGAAGCAATTAATTTCATTAAAGCCATTTGTAAAGCTGGAGCGTTTGACTTATACCATTTAGATCGCATTGAAACTTTTAATTCAGTTCTATTTTGATTTAATAATTCTTTTAGCTCCTCCGATTTTTCCATTTCCCAAGCGTAAAATGTACTTGAAGAAATAGGTAAGTAAGCTATAATATCGTCAAAGAAAAACAATCGGTGTTTAACAATCATTTCTTTTGCTTGTTCGTATATCTTTTGTTTGTCGTATGCCATTATATTGTTTGTTTGTAAAAACTTATTGAATCATTAATTACATTTAAAATATCTAAATCTTCTTTTAAACAGTCTTTAGTTTTAGTTTTGTGTTTTGCAGTATGTAATTTAATACTTACGCTAAAAACACCGTTTAAATGATTTTCTTGGCATCTTTTTAACCTTTGCAAGTACTCTAAATGCTTTTCATTTGTTATAAATTTGTTTTGTTTTTTTATAATTTCCATAACTACTTTATTTCAAAGCTACAATAAATTTTCTTTTTACTTATTAATCCATTGTAATTTTTTATATTATTCTTGAATAAATAAGTTTTAAACATCAAACCAATATCTTTATTAAGCAATGTTTTTTTATTACACGTTTCGTAAATATCACCATAAAAAGTTTTCGCTAATATTTTATCTGGATTCATTAATACGGGACTGCAATAAGTACAAACAACAACACCTTTAAAATTACTTTTAAATATTATTTCTAAATGCTGAACGGGACTACCCCAACTATCTAAATCAATAATATTAAAATCATCTATATTGTTGTTTTTAATATACGTTAAAGAGTTACCAATAAAATCCACATTGTATCTGTTATCTGCATCTATTTTAAATCTGTTTATTTTCGTGTTCGTTTTTTCGTAAACTTTTTTCCATAAAACAGAATCCCCAGCAAAACAATCTAAAACATTTACACTTTCGAATTTTTTTACAGCGTTTAACCTTAATTGTATTTTTAAATCCAAGTATTTAGAATCATTGTTTGTTGCTTTATTACTGCCTGCTCTTATCATTTTATAGTTACTTCAATAACTCCATTATCTTTTAACAATTCTATTTCTTTAAACAAACTTTCAGCTTCTACAATTTTATTTTCTTGTATTGTAATTAGTGCTATATAGTCATTTGTAATATTTATTGATTCACCGCCTAAAGATGTTTCGTATTCATCATTATTAAATATAGGAACATCTACCCCCCAGTCATCTAACTGTTCCGCATCCCATTCATTTGCTAAACTATCCCAATCCCATTCACCAAAACCTACGTTGTCTTTTATTAAGAATTCGTTTTTTTGTTCCTCCGTCCATTCGTCTGCTACTATAATAGGTATCTCTTTTAATCCTATCTCTTTACAGGCTTTTAAACGCATATTACCACCTAAAACAACGTATTTGTTATCTACGTCAGTAAAAACCACTAACGGGCGTTTATTTAGCATATCAGGAAATTCTTGTATAGACTTAACTAACTTTTGAAATTTTCCGTCTTTTATTATTCTTGGGTTCTTCGGGTTGGGTTTAACCTCGCTTATCTTAACTATTTGCATCGTACGTGTTAAATAATATCTCTAATTTATTCATTACGTCACGTAGACAAGAACCGCAACTTGTAGGTTGCATATTTACTTTAAATACTCTATTGTAAATTTCTAACATTCTTTTTTGTTCCGTTGGTCTCATTGTGTAACGCTTTTCAGTAAACCATTCAGATAAAAATTCGTGTTCGTCTTTTAGTAAACATTCAGGCTTTCGATAAGGAAACAAAGAATTTAACTTTGCCTTGCGTTCATCGCATCCGCAATCTTCACCTAATAACCATTTCGCAACTTTTGCTACTCCAGTAACTTCTAAAACTTTTTCTACCGTGTCTCCTAATCCTTCACTTTGTGCTGCTAATATTTCAGCTTTCGTTCGTCTTTTTCGTGCCATAATTTATTTTATTAATTCGTAATCTTGGTTCTTAAAATCTTCGTAATCTTCGCTTACATTTTCTTTCAATCGTTCTTTGCAAGTCTTAATTGTTTTCCATACGCTTTTAAAACTTATTCCTGTAACACCTTCTATTTGTCGTGTACTCATTCCTGAAGTTCGGTATAAATCAAATAATAGTTGATCGTACCAATGCCATTGTTTAACCTCTTGGTTAATCTTTATTTCTAAACGTTTCTTTGCTTCAAGTATTTCAGGTAAGTATTCGTCTTTTAGTTGGTAGGCTTCCGTTATGCTTACTTTTGTTATTCGTGTTTTGCTTTTTTTGTAATCAAATGCCATGTTTCGTAATACCGTCCAAACAAAGTTTTTATTCA